TTCTTTCACCAACAGATATGCAATAATTTACCAAATTTTCTTCTATTGAATTGTGATTTGGATTTAAAACAGTTCCTATAGACACCGGAAAATAATTTTCAATGTGCATTTTTACCCTCAAAATAAAAGTTACATAGTATATAGGCCGCCACGGAATATAAAAAGCATAAATAGATGGTAGAAATTAACCTTATAGGGGCACAAATGAGTACGCACAAACCAGCAACGAGAGAAGAATTTAAAGACTACTGCCTCCGTCAACTTGGCGCACCGGTTCTGGAAATCAACATTGATGATTTGCAGGTCGAAGATTGCGTGGAAGCCGCACTTCAAGTTTACCACGACTATCACTACGATGGCACCGAAAAAGTTTACCTAGCACACAAAGTAACCGAAACTGACATTGCAAACAAGTATTTGGATATACCAGAGAACGTCATTTCAGTTATCAATATTCTTGACATTGGTAATTCATACTCTACCAACAATCTTTTCAACATTCGCTATCAGTTGGCGCTGAACGAATTATTCGCTTTTAATTACGGTCCGTTCGCATCATACTACATGGCTTTGCAAAACGTAGCACTTGCCGAAGAGATGTTCGTAGGCAAGCAAGGCTTACGTTTCAATCGTCATATCAACAAACTTTATATCGATATGGCTTGGGGAGAAAAGATTGTTAAAGATGAGTATATCATAATTGAAGGCTACCGTCTACTTGATCCAGACACTTATACCGATGTATGGAATGATCGCTGGCTCAAGAAGTATGCTACCGCAATGATTAAAAAGCAATGGGGTAATAATCTGAAGAAGTTTGAAGGTTTACAAATGCCAGGCGGCGTTACGTTCAACGGGCAGAAAATCTACGATGAAGCAGAGGATGAATTAAAAGCACTGGACGAGGATTTGATTCGTTCTTATTCTCTACCGGTAACAGATATGGTTGGATAATATGCGTAATCGTTACTTTAATCAGTATGGTACTGCAAGCGAACAGAACATACTTGAAGATTTAATCATTGAATCGATGAAGATATATGGCATTAATGCCTACTATCTACCGCGCACTCATGTAAATTTAGACATGCTCTTTAAAGAAGACGCATCAATGAAGTTTGACGATGCAATTGAAATTGAAATGTACCTCAAGACATACGATGGTTACATGGGTCAAAATGATTTTATCTCTAAGTTTGGTTTGCAAGTTGATGAATCATTGACATTCACAGTTGCAAAGAAACGATTCTCTCAGATTCTTCAGCCTAAGTTGATGACTGAGTACTCATACAATTTTAAACTTGAAGATAACGATTTACTGCGTCAAGAAATGAATTTTGATCAAGACTACTCTGGTTACATTCGCCCTAAAGAAGGCGATCTAATTTGGTTTCCATTTACAAGAGACTTGTTCGAAATTAAGTTTGTCGAAAACATCGAAACACTCTTTCAGTTGGGTAAACTTTACACCTATGAATTGCGTTGCGACAAATACGAATACTCTAGCGAAGTTCTTAACACAGATAACGCAGACGTTGATCAACTTGAAACAGATTACAGTTTGTCTACAAGCAATGTTCCAAGAACACTTGCCGAAGATGGCGATGTTCTACTTGCCGAAGATGGCGGGTACTTGATGGAAGAGAGCAATATGGTTGAAGAAAAAGACGATACCGCACAGAATGATTATATCACAGGGCGTATCAATGACGATGACATTTTGGATTTCTCAGAGAAAAATCCATTTGCTGAAACGAGGGTCTGGTAATGTTTGGACACGATTTTTATCACGGTACGTTAAGACGCCATGTAATCATGTTTGGCAATCTCTTCAATGAGATGCAGATTAAGCGTTTTGATCAGAACAATAATACTATTCAAACAGTCAATGTGCCAATTGCATATGGACCAAAACAGCGTTACATCGAACGTGAACTAGGCGACCCAACAGGTCTGCGTAGCGTATCGATTGTGCTACCGCGCATGTCGTTTGTAATGTCTTCAATGTCATATGCACCGATTCGCAAGTTGAATAGCACACTCAAATACAAGAATAACTTTAATGCAACAAACAAAGAGTTTTCTTCAGTCTATGCGCCTGTGCCATACGACATGAACTTCACGTTATCAATCATGACAAAGAATGCTGAAGACGGCATTCAAATTGTAGAAAAGATTGTGCCATTCTTTACACCAGACTTTACAGTTACGGTGAAAGCATTGCCAGAACTAGGAGTTAATCTTGACGTTCCAATCGAACTTACGAATGTTTCGTCAGATGATAGTTATGAGGGGCAATATGAAGACCCACGCATTATGACATGGGACTTAGATTTTATTGTCAAAGGCTATCTGTTTGGACCTGTCACAAAAAGCAAGTATATTACAAGTCTTGAAGTTAACACATTCAATGATGATGGTAATGATAACTTTGACTTAGACGCAACTCAACTCTTCACAGGAAATTCGAACTTTGAAACTTCGAATACTATATCATGAAACAAACAATAGATCAAAAGATAGAAACTATTTTAGACATTGCACCTGTCGCATCTAACATTGTACCTAAAAAAAATACGACTGTAATTGAAAATACTACAGTTGATGATGACTACGAGTATGCAAGAAAGAACTTGCGAACCTTAATTGACAATGGTAAAAATGTCATGGAAGATTTAGCCTATCTCGCAAGAGAAGGTGAGTCACCGCGCACATATGAAGTACTAGGACAACTCATTAAGACACTCGCTGAGACAAATAAAGACTTGTTGGACATTGCAAAGAAAAAGAAAGATATTCAACAAGAAAAAGGTAGCGAACAACCAACGCATGTTACAAATGCACTATTTGTTGGAAGTACCGCAGAATTACAAAAATTGATAAGGGGAAACTAACATGTATCAGTACAGAGCAAAAATTTTAAAAGTACTTGACGGCGACACAGTAGAGATTGATTTGGATTTAGGATTCAAAATTGTTCTATCAAATCAAAAAGTGCGCTTGGCTGGCATCGATACACCAGAATCTAGAACTGCAAATACTGAAGAGAAGCCAAGAGGCTTGCTTTCAAAGAAAAAATTACAAGAAAAACTACCAGTTGGTTCATGGGCTATGATTGAAACAATGCGTCCTGACAGCAACGATGATAAGTTTGGTCGTATTCTAGGGGTGTTCATTACTGAAGACGGCACAAGAGTTAATCAATGGATGATTGACAACAATTATGCAGTTTTGTACTTGGGTGAAAATAAAGAACTAGTGCAAGAAGCACATCAACAAAACAAAAAGATTCTCATTGAACGAGGCGAACTGCCAAACAAATAATTTATGGCAACTAAAACATATCTTGGTAACGCGAATCTAAAAGCGATTGGTGTAGACCTTGAATTTACTGAAGATCAAATTCAAGAATACCTCAAGTGCGCCAAAGACCCGATTTATTTTATTGAATCTTATTGTAAGATTGTAACGCTGGACCACGGGCTTCAGCCGTTCAAACTTTACGATTGTCAAAAGAATAAAGTCAACGTCATTCACAACAATCGCAAAGTGATTTTGATGGAAGGGCGTCAACAAGGTAAGACCACTACATCCGCGGCATACATTCTTTGGTATACTCTTTTTCAAACAAGCAAAACAGTTGCGATTCTTGCAAACAAAGCATCTGCGGCGCGAGAAGTTTTATTCCGTTATCAATTAATGTATGAGAATCTTCCAATCTGGTTGCAACAAGGCGTATCAACATGGAACAAAGGTGACATTGCACTAGAGAATGGTTCTATTGTGTTCACATCTGCAACAAGTAGACAAGGTATTCGCGGTAAGTCTGTTAACTTATTGTACGTTGACGAAACTGCAATCATTCCAAACAATCTTGCTGAAGAATTCTTCACCGCAGTTTATCCTACAATTTCTGCTGGTGAAACTACAAAAATTCTTCTTTCATCTACACCACTTGGTTATAATCACTTTTGGAAATTCTGGAACGATGCAAAGAATGATCGTAATGGCTTTGTGCCGTTATTCATTCCGTATTGGGAAATTCCTGGTCGTAGTGAGAAGTGGGCTGAAGAACAGCGCAGGCTTCTTGGTGAACTTCGTTTCAATCAAGAGGTGTTGTGTAATTTCTTGGGTTCAAGTCTTACACTCATTGCCGCAGATACAATCGCGCAGTTGTCAGCAGATCAACCAATTCACAGCAAAGACGGACTGGATGTATACGAAAGAGCAGAAAAGAATAAAACTTATGTCATTGTTGCTGATACAGCAAAAGGCGTTGAAGGCGATTATTCAGCATTTCAAATTATTGATGTTACTGAGATGCCATATAAACAAGTTGGTAAGTACAGAGACAACAAAATCAGTCCGTTGCTCTATCCATCTGTCATTTACAAACTAGCAAAAGAATTTAAT